AGAAGTCGCTTACCAGATCAGCTTAGCGGGCAAGCGCCTTGCTAACGATATGGAACATAACCTCTGTGGTTTGAACCATGCAGCTGTCGCTGGCAACAGCACGACTGCGCGCAAGACTGCGCCTCTGGCTGCTTTCATCAAGACCAACACGTCTCGTGGCACCGGCGGTGCAGATCCAACGGTATCTAGTGGTGTTGTAAATGCCGGGGCTACTGATGGCACCCAGCGAGCCATGACCGAGGGCATGCTAAAAACAGTGCTACAGGGCATTTTCACCAACGGTGGCCAGCCTCAGTTTGTCATGGTTGGGCCTCACGTTAAGACAGTGATCTCTGGCTTTGCCGGCATTGCTGCTCAGCGTTACATGGCGCCTTCTGACGGCCCTACCACAATTGTTGGGGCGGCTGACGTCTACCTTAGCGATTTCGGCAGTGTCCAGATCGTACCCTCTACCAAGAGCCGCGCACGCGACGCTTACGTCATTGACCCAGATATGTGTGAGGTTGCAACGCTTCGCCCAATCCAGGCTGAAGAGTTGGCGAAGACGGGCGACGCAACCAAGTTCCTCACTTTGGCGGAGTACGGTTTGGTCGTCACTCAAGAAGCTGGTCTGGGCGTTGTGGCTGACTTATCCACTAGCTAGGACTAACCAATGGAAATAAAACGCAACCTGTCTAACGATGCCACGACCGGCATTAAGTCAGACTTCGTTTACGAAGCCGGCGAGACGCTGAAAGACGACAAGATCACCATTGCGACATCGCAAGACGTGACCGCAATCGTTGAGGCGAACAAGCGAGCCCGTAACGAGATGGATCGACACCAAAAGCATGGTGAGTGGTCTAAGGTTGCGTCCATTCCATTGAGCGTTCTGTACGACCTGAAAGCGAGAGGCATTGCCGACGATCCTAAAAAGATGAAGGCATGGCTTAACGACCCGGATAACCGCGCGTTCCGCACGCGAGACGCGCGTATCTGATGGCGATCGCAACGTACTCAGAGCTCCAGGCGAGCGTAGCCGATTGGCTGAACCGCACGGATCTGACGAGTGCGATAGGTGACTTTGTGGCTTTGGCGGAATCGCAGTTTAACCGCAGCATCCGCCATCGCTACATGATCACTCGATCCCAAGCGACCATCGACAGTGAGTACAGCGCGACACCGGCAGATTGGATACAGACGGTGAGTCTGATTCTTGAGACTAACCCTGTGACGCAGATGGAGTTTGTTACGAACGAGGCGCTGAACACGCTCAAGTCGGGCAGTAGTGCAACGGGCACGCCATCGCGCTACAGCCACGTTGGTACTGAGATACAGGTGTTTCCATCACCAGACAACACGGCGACCGGGTACACGGCAGAGCTCGTTTACTACGCAAAGATCGCGGCTTTGTCCGACACGAACACAAGCAACTGGCTGCTCACGCACAACCCGGACATCTATCTCTACGGCACCTTGATGCAGAGCGCACCGTACCTGCAGAACGACGAGCGCATAACCGTATGGGCGAGCCTGTACCAGCGAGCGATTGATGACCTGGAAGTGAGCAACCAACGAACGGCTGGCCAGACCAGCGTCAAAATGAGAGCGGCTGCGCTCCAATAGGAATTACTTATGGCTGGCTTTAGCGACTATCTAGAAAACAAAGTGCTCGATTTTGTGCTGAGCGGCGGCAGTTTCAGCCAGCCCGGCACCAAGTACCTGGCACTGTATACGACCGCGCCAACGGACGCGGGCGGCGGTACAGAATTAAGCGGCAGCGCGTACGCAAGACAAAGCTGCGCCTTTACGACGACGAGCTCGGCATCAACAAACAGCGCGGCTGTCGAGTGGCCTACAGCCACCGGCAACTGGGGCACGATTGTCGCTGTCGGTATTTTCGACAATTCCGCGTCGGGCAACCTGCTCGCGTGGTCAACGCTGACGTCAAGCAGAACGATTGAGACCGGCGATGTGTTTCGCATACCGGCCGGCGATCTCGACGTGACACTCGACTAGGTGAGCCAGGGTTATGGCAATGGTAGCTGGAATGCTGGTCGGTATGGCGAATGGAGCTACTACGACGCTAGCGCGACTATCGTTGTTGCAGCGAGTGTTACAGCGGCTGCGCAAGTGGTGGCAAACGCTGCGGCAGCTATCAGTGCTAGCTCTGTGGTTACTGCCAATGGCGGTCGCATTAGGGAAGCAGGCGCGACAATCGCGGCCTCTTCTACAGTTACAGCAAGCGGGCAAAGGTTTAGGCACGTTGCTGCGCTCATTTCGGCTTCGTCTAGCGTTAGCGCAAATGCAAACGTGGTTGTCCACGCAGCTGCTTCGATTAGCGCAACGAGCTCAGTCACTGCGTCGTCAAGCACCTTACTCAATGGCAAGGCGACCATCGCTGCTGCTTCTACGTTTACGGCAAGCGGCGGTCAAATTCGCTTTGGCGCTGCAGCGATCAGTGCTCAGAGCACAGTCACGGCTGCTGGCGAAATTAAATGGCAAACCGAACCGGGTGCCTCAACCAGCTGGTCAGACGAATCCAGCGCAAGCACGACCTACACACAACAGCCCAGCGCCAGCACATCATGGCAAAAGGCAGCTTGAGGATTAAATAATGGCTGACGTCTTCACTAACGATCTGCGCATCCGCGAGCAAGAGAGCGGCTCCAATGCGGGCACTTGGGGCGGGCTCCTCAACACCACCATACGCAACATAGCGAGTGCGTTTGGCCAGGGTAGTGAAGCGATACCTGACGCATCGACGCACACCATCACATTGGCAGATGGCGTTGCTGATGAGGCGCGCAGCATGTACCTCAAATGCACCGGCGGTGGCCAAGCCTGCACCGTTACCCTTGCGCCAAACACGATCTCCAAGGTCTGGATCATCAGCAACGAAACGTCCTTTACGCTGACATTCACCCAGGGGTCTGGCGCCAACGTCTCTGTTGCTGCGGGTGCTACAAAGATGATCGTCACAGACGGCGCAGGTTCTGGCGCTGCCTTGACGGATGCGTTGAGTGGGCTGGAGGGGTCGCTGAGCACTCTAGCAGTTACTGGAGCACTTACCGTAGATACCACCACGCTGGTCGTTGATGCGACAAATAACAACGTCGGCATCGGCGTGACGCCAGAAGCGTATACCGTGTTCAATCCAGTTTTGAGAATTAAGAACACAAATACTGGCGGTGGAGGCACTCTCGCAGGTACGAGCGCAGACAACTTTCGCATGTTCGCCAACACTTTTTATGACGGAGCATATAAGCGCCTAGCAACTGGTTTTGCCACTCAATACGGTCAAGAGTCTGGCTCGCATGTTTGGTCGTATGCCGCATCTGGCGCTGCTGATTCAACATTTACTTGGTCAGAAGTTATGCGCACCAGCGGCGGCAACTTCGGCATCGGGAATAGCAGCCCCGCGTACACGTTAACAGTTCAAAAAGATGTTGATGATTTTATCGCCAAAATTGAAAACGACGGTAACTCAACTACTTCAAATGGACTCTGGGTAGATACCCGATGGAATACTTCAACCAACACAGTCTTCCAAGTCACAACAAACAGCGGCGCTCAACCCGTTATCGTTGCAAAGGGCAATGGCTCCGTCGGCATCGGCACCAGTTCGCCAGACACGCTTTTGCATTTGTCTGGGGCGGATACAGCCGTAATCAGGCTTGAAAATTCCGACTCATCGCTGGGAGCGAATCAGCTTATCGGTGGTGTTGAGTTTGAGAAAACTGACGGTTCTGGTGCTGGTGTTGGCGTCGTTGGCGGAATGAGGATGAAATCGGATAGCTCTGTGGGAGCGGCGACGTATCTTGCTTTGTCCACCTCAAGCACCTCTGCGAACGACGTAGAAGCCATGCGCATCACAGCCGCCCGTGACATGTACTTCGGACAAACTTCAGGATCAGCCGCTGATGTTGGAATTATTCTGCAAGCAGCGGGAAACATTTTTGCGACCGTAGATGGCGGCCCTCCGTTGCTTCTGCGACGAAATACCAGCGACGGGGAAATGCTCCGATTTAGTAAAAATTCATCAATAGTGGGTACGATCTCAACCAACGCAAATTCATTACCTTCTGACCGTAATTTCAAAACCAATATTAACTATGACTTCGATTTGGGTTTGGAGTTTGTAACTAGCCTCAAACCCGTCACCTACAACTACAAGATTGATAATGAAGGCGCACCAGTTATGTCTGGGTTAATCGCTCAAGACGTTGAGGAATCTTTGAGCGCGGCAGGTGTTGAAAAAAACAGCATGACAATGCTTCAACACATACCTACTGGCGATGAAGAGCAGTCCGATTATCAAATGGATTACTTGAAGTTAGTGCCGGTTTTAATCAACGCAATTAAAGAGCAGCAACTAACAATTACCGCACTCACTGAACGAATTGAAACACTGGAGCAAAACTAATGGCAGCAACAATTACTTGGACGATCCCACAGACTGACTTCGTGCTGTCACAAGACGGCCTAACTAACGTCATCAACAACCTGCATTGGCGATGCAATGCCAGTGAAACCAATGGCGGCAAAGATTACACCGCTGGCAGCTATGGCACTCAAGGGTTAGCAGCCCCAGATCCTTCAACCTTTACAGCCTACGACAGTGTGACAGAAGCCAACTGCATAGCTTGGCTGAAAGCAGAGATGGGCGACGATGCGGTGGCTGCGCTAGAGGCTGGGCTACAAGCCAACATCGACTTACAGATCACGCCAACAAATGGCACAGGTACGCCTTGGGCGGCATAAGGAAATAAGCATGGAAGACGCGGTAATCACAATCGGCGACACAGAAGTTAAGTTCAGCGATTTAGAAGCAGACGCTCAGATAATCGTGCAGCGCGTGCGCGCATTACGCGACCAGCAACAGGGCTTGCACATTCAGCTGATCGAGAGCGAGCGCGTGATTAAGGCTTGGGAAGCTGACCTGCACGACCTGGTGCATGCCGTTGAAGAGACTGAGGAAGAGTCGGCCTAGTGGCTGGGCCCACGCAAAAAGAATTAGCGCAAGCAGCGCTGGCTCGCATAGAAGCGCATGAGGCGTTGTGCCTTGAGCGATTCAGCAACATCGAGCGCCGCCTTGATAGCGGCGCAAAGAATTTTGAGAAACTTGAGCGGATGATCTTTGGCCTTTACGCCTTAGTGCTCGGCTCAGTTTTGGTGCCGTTTTTATTGTCTATGGGCTAAGTCATGGTGGGCGAAATCGCAGCAATTGTGGCTGGCGTAAATGCCGCAACGTCTGCGATCAAGCAGGTCGCAGAGACTACTAACGACATACAAAGCATAAGCGGATTTCTTTCGACGCTGGGCGGGGCAGAAGTTGAAATAGCCCGCAAGCAGAACGAAGGAAAATTGTCGGAGGCCGATGCTGTCAAAGCGGCTTTGGCAAAAAAGCAGATTAACGAAACGATGCAAGAGATTAAGGATCTCTTCACCGTGACCGGCAACAGTGATTTGTACAACGATGCCATGCGGGCGATGGCAGATGCCCGCAAGGCAAAGCAGCTGGAGCTAGCTAGGCGAGCAGCTGCAAAGAAACAATTTTGGAGAGACGTGAAGCAGCTAGCTGCGGTGATAGTGACAGTAATCATTCTTTTGCCGATTACTCTGGGCTTGCTGTTGTCTTGGCTGACCAGCCGATGATGCTGTTTTTGCTGGTCGTCATCGTTAACGGCGAGCCGATAGCAGACCAGTTTTTTTATCGCGACATCACCAGGTGCAACACGTTCGCCAGGTACATAGAAAGCGGGAAGGTAGATTTAGTAAGAGACCGCCGGGTGCAAAAACAAGAATTTGTGACCGCGTACTGCATCCCGAAGCGCATGCCCAGAAATACACAGACATGGGACTAACGAATGAAGTTTGA